CATCAGATTAAATTCATGAAACTTATCTATGACAATCAACGCCAAGTCCAGCGACTAGCCGGACGCAAGTCTAACTATGCTACCTTTGATGACAAGGGTAAGGTAGTTAAGAAAGTAAAGATGGGCAATCAATCTAGTGGTCGTTACTCAGCTGTCAACATTGACAATGATACAACCATAGAAGTCCGTGTCTTTCGTGGTTCGCTACGCAAAGAGCGTGTGTTATCTGCTGTTGAATTTGTACATGCGGCAGTAGAATATACTCGCAACCTAAAGATAGTAACTAGCGACAAGCCTTTATCATGGGCTAAGTTTGTTGGTTATGTAAGTCAGCAATCTAAAACCTATCCAAATCTATTCCTTATTATGAATGAACTGTTCGATAAGGAAGACATCAATCAGCCTGAGGAGGACAACTGATATGTGTATGTTATGTGTAGTACCACCCGGAGTTATCCCATCAAGAGAGAAGCTTGAGAACTCTGCTCTTAATAATCCGCATGGCTTTGGCTTTGCCATTGCTATCCCTGAAGAACACCGTATCATTCGTGAACGCACAATGAATGCGGATGAATCAGTCAATCGTTTCTTAGAACTACGCAGTCAGTATCTAACTGGCTATGCCATGTGGCATGCACGCTATGCTACTCATGGTTCACGCACTGTACTTAACTGTCATCCATTTGTAGTGGGTGATGATGACCGTACTTATCTAGCACACAATGGCATCCTTGATATAGAGATAGAACCAAAGGATGATAGGTCAGACACTAGAGTCTTTGCTGAAGACTTACTACCAGCTATTGGTGGTGTCACTGCACTAGACAATGACCATGTGTGGCGCATGCTTGAAGACTTTACTGCTGGTTCTAAGGTAGCAATCCTTACCTTAGACCCTAAGGCTAAGCATCAAATGTATCTGCTCAATGAGAAAGCAGGTAAGGAAGATACCACTGGTGTGTGGTGGTCTAATGATTCATGTTATCTTGACTATGGATTTGCTGACCCACGCAAGAGTAAAGGTAATAACTATTCAACATGGGTAACTCAAAAAGACTATGACCTATTCGATAGTGAAGAAGATGGATATGTAGTTGAATGTCCAGACTGCATGGGTATCATGGATGACAAAGATATGTTAGACAATGATTACTCTTGCTTGTACTGCATGTACTGCTTCGATTGTGAACTGTCATACAATAGTTGCCTATGCTATACCAAGTATGCACCAAAGAATAAGACTACTAAGCAACCAGCAGTTACAGGATGGGGGCACCAAGAATGGTAGAACCTATGTGGATGTCAGGTGATGATGGTAAGTATGCAGAGTGTGAACACTGCGGTACTAACCACCATCCTATTGAAGCCTGTTACTTAGCTGATGATGAAGACAACGATGTGTGGGAGGACAAGTGAACTACATTGTTATCTCAAAGGATGAAGATACTGTCTCAGTATTTGGACCGTTTGATTCTCCTGAATCAGCACGCGCCTGGCAAAGTGCATTGACCTACAAGAACACCGTGGTTGATATACTTATCAAGCCTACGTGGAACGCAGATTAGCTAGCACATGCGGCGCGTCCTCCTAATCAGGCGCAACATGTGGTACGCTACATACGCTAAGAGGCAGGCTTGGGCTACTCTCCTTTACCTGCCTCGAAGCCTTAACAAAGGAGAGCGTATGGTTTCTATTGACGACCACGAAATTCCAGAACACATTTCATATTCAAGTCTAACTACATGGCTTGAGTGTGGCTGGAAATATTATCTTTCAAGAGTAAAGAAGCTACCGGAACTACCAGCATGGTGGTTCTATGGTGGCTCTGCTGTCCACCGTGCTACCGAAGAATACGATAGGAGAAACCCATGAGTCTGCTCGACGACTGGAACATATGGTGGAACGAGACAGAGAAAGAACGCGCTGAGTACGACAGGAAAGATACAAGTAACTGGCGTGTTGCTAGTGCTCGACGCAATCCAGAGGATGGTGACTGGTGGTACACCAATGGGTACAAGTTCTATCAAGCATGGGTTGATTGGCGCAAGGCTAATCCACATATGCAGATAGCACGCACACCAGACGGAACACTTGGCGTTGAACTAGAGATGGCTCCGCAAGTTAATGGTGTATCAATTAAGATGTTCATTGACAGATTATTCTTTGACACAATCAAAGGAGAGTATGCAATCGTAGACTTAAAGACAGGCAAGACTACGCCTAGTTCCAGTCTACAACTAGCGTTTTATTCTTATGGGTTACGCAAGTCTTATGGTATCGAAGCTAACGTTGGATACTATTGGATGGCCCGTAAGGGTGAACTAAGTGAGCCCTTCAATCTTGCCGACATGACTGACGACAAGATTGAATTGCTCGTTAACATGTTTGATAAAGCTAGACGAGAGCATTTGTTCCTGCCTAACTTTAACGCATGTAACATGTGCGGATACTCTGCATCATGTGAATGGAAAACAAAGGAGATAAATATAAATGAGTAGTACTGAAGCACCCATCAGTATCAATCTAAAGACAGCAGGTGGTACGCAAATTACTCTGCGTGCAGAAACACCTGATGAATTCACAACACTAACATCTAGTGTCTTCCAAATTGTGGAAGCAGTTAATGAAGTAGAAGCTGCAGTGCGTGGACAAAACGCACCGCTAACACAAGCATCTAATCTAATAGCACAATCACTAGGTGCTACACCAGTTCATCAGGACATCCCACCTTTTAACCCAGCCCCTATTGGTGGGGGGCGCACATGTCCGCATGGCAAGATGACCGGCATTCAAGGTCAGTCTAAGCAAGGTGGTATCTATAAAGGATACTTCTGTCCATCAGCACAAGGTGACCCATCTAAGTGCAAGACCGTATACATTCAGAAGCATGAGCCAGAATGGAATACATTCGTACCAGATAGGATTAAGTAATGTGGGTATGTAAATTCTTTGGACATAACTACTGGAGTTCTGTAACGTCTGGTTATATTTACTGCACAAGATGTGGAGTTAAACGTAATGAAAATAAATATTAAAACAAGACCAGGTTTATTATTTGGTTTATTGCTTACCAAAGAATATCGCGGTTTACCCATTTACAAATATGGTGTAGTTGATTTATTTATCGGACCGTTTCAAATTATATTTCTTATCAAATTAAGAAAGTATTAAATGAAAACATTACGGCGTAGCATACGCAAGTCAGAAGTAGGAGGGGAGCCTTTACCGGCTCCCTTTCAGGCCTTTGAACGAGCAGGTATTATCTTGCGACGAGCAGAGGTAACAGTAATTGCTGGTACTCCAGGTGCAGGTAAGTCTTCACTTGGATTACACATAGCTGCAAGGCTTAAGCAACCTACGCTTTACTTCTCAGCAGATACTAATGCCCATACCATGGCCATGAGATTGCTTGCAATGTCAGGCAAGATGACCCAGCAACAAGCAGAGAACCTAATGAAGACTAACCCTGATACTGCTGAGTCATTGCTATCTGAGAACAATCATTTGTATTGGTCATTTGAATCTAGCCCTACACTCAAAGACTTAGATGAAGAAGTCTCTGCCTTTGAAACTATGTGGGGTAGAAGCCCAACGCTTATCGTAGTCGACAACTTAATGGACATTGCAATGGATGGACATGATGAGTTCGGTGGCATGCGACAAGCGATGAAAGAATTAAAGTACTTGGCACGGGATACTAATGCTTGTGTCTTAGTACTGCACCATACTAAGGAGGGCTTCAACGGCACACCTTGTCAACCAAGAAGTTCCCTTCAAGGTATGGTTAATCAGGTACCAGCAATGGTACTAACAGTAGGACAGAAGATGTTGCCGACAGGCATTGACTTCTATATGTGTGTTGCACCTGTGAAGAATCGATATGGTAAAGCAGACCAGACCGGCAATACATATGTAGAGTTATCCTTTGACCCAGCATCTATGTACCTTGAGGATGTATACAGAGATTACACATTGGAGCAGATGACTCTATGAGTTCAGCAGCCAAGGCTAAGGGTTCCCAAGCAGAGCGAGATGTAGTTAAGTGGTTGAAGGAATGGTTTCCATATGTTGACCGCCGTCTTGCTGGTGCTACCTTAGACAAAGGCGATATCTCTGGCATTCCCGGGGTAACGATTGAGATTAAGAACCACGCCAAGATGGACTTGGCTGGATGGATTGAAGAGTTGATAGTCGAAATGACTAACGACAATGCTTGGACAGGCGTAGTAATACACAAGCGGAAGGGACGAGGAAGACCTGCCGAATGGTATGCCACTATGCCTGCACAAGTATGGGTAGATTTACTCAGAAAGGTAATCAATGGACAAACATAATGTTGCAGATTACTTAAAGCATCTAGGTGCTAAGGTACCTAGCCGTGGTAATGGATGGCGTAAGATGAAGTGCCCATTTCATGACGACAGTAATGCAAGTGCAGCTATTAACTTTGACGCTAACCGTTTCAAATGTTTTGGTTGTGAAGTATCAGGTGATATCTATGATTTAATTAAGCATGAAAGGGGAGGCACGTTAAGTGAAGCTATCGAATTCGCACAGACAATTTCTACTACGAGCGACGCAACAGTACGCATCCACTATAAACCTAGCGGAAGATTACTTGTTAACAAGGGCGCTATCGGTAGACGAGGCCAAGCGGTTTCATCTGGGCGTAGTCGTAGAACCTCTACCGAGTCATGAACAATTTGTAGGCAGACTTGCTATCCCTTACATCACACCTAGTGGTGTAGTTGATATACGGTTTCGTTCTATGCATGGCGAAGACCCTAAGTACATGGGCATGGCTGGTGCTAAGACCACCATGTTTAATACTCAGGCGTGCTTTGTTGCTACTAAATATATCTGTATCACCGAAGGTGAGTTTGACGCCATCATGATGTCAGTCAAGACTAACCACCCAACAGTTGGGATACCCGGTGCTAACAATTGGAAGTCTCATTACTCTAGAATCTTGGATGACTTTGACATGGTGATTGTCCTTGCGGATGGTGACAATGCAGGTACTGAGTTTGGTAAGAAGATAACCAGAGAACTACCGAATGCAAATGTAATACCAATGCCAGAAGGCGAGGACGTAAATAGCGTCATCGTTAAGTTAGGAAAGGAATGGATTGATGAGCGAGTCAGAGATTGTATTGCCTCTTGATGAAACTATATGGGACCACGTTGAACACATGGAAGGTAGCATAGGAATTGCTATATCAGAAGACAAGACGCTGGATTTACTTGGCGCTCTTTACGATATCTATCATGTTAGCAAGGAAAGTTTACAAGAAGCACAAGAGTTAATCATTGGATTAACAGCGTTGCTTGTAGCTGCACCATTGAACCAAGCCGATAAGGTATGGGCTGAGCTAATCGTAAGAGACAGCATGAAGAATTTTGAACTACAAGTGAAGGATGTATTGGATGAAGAACCAAAATGATATCGAAGTTATACTCGGACAACTTAGGGATATACTCATTAGAAAGCAATCCGACTACGGTCCGCTTAACATATCACTCGCACCGGGGGGACCTCTCAATGGTTTACGAGTTAGAATGTTTGACAAACTCCAACGGTTCAGTCACTTGGTTGAAACAGGTAACGACACGCCGAACTATGAATCACTCGAAGATACCTTCATTGACCTTGCAAACTATGCAATAATTGGACTACTCGTCCAACGTGGACAGTGGGAAGGTATATCTAGTGCGCAAGATACTAGTACTCAGCGACCTTCAGATACCGTACCACGACCCCGTGGCTATCAAGACGGTATTGAAGTTCATACGCAGCGAGAGACCCCACGAACTATGGTGCGTAGGGGACGAGTTGGACGCCCCCGAACCAAGTCGATGGAATAAAGGTA